ACAGCACCCTTGCCCATGATGGGCTTGCCTTGAATACGAGCATCGCGTTCGTGTGGCAGGTAATCGCGTTCTAACTGTTGCCTTGTGCTGTGTAGTAAGCATGGTTCACCCCAAGGATCGTATTCAGGCACATCCGCCCAACTCACTCTAATGTAATCATAGCCCTGTTCACGGTTCCAGAACTTTGATACCAGGCCATTGAGACCTTTGAGTGGTGTGAAACTGCACATGACCATGCCTTGTGTGGTGGCAGTGCGTGTGACAATCTCACTGAAGAAGTCATCCGGTGGCTGCTCATCAAAAACCGCCAGGTTCAATTTGAATCCCTGTAGTTGACGCACTTCCTGTGTGTAGTTGGCAAACAGCAGATAACTCTTACCTCCTGTCACATGCACAATCTCCACACCAATGGCGTTGGCACCATCCGATCGCATGGTGTCTGTGAGTATGCATGCCTTGGGTATGGCACCAGATCCAATGTTTTCTTTGAGTTTGACATCTGGTGTGCCCAGCAGTTCATTCTGCAGCACCAGGGCCACTTGACTCCAGCCTTCTCCTGCTACCATGGCAGTGATGGGACGATCATAACGCTTGCCCGCCCACCAATCAGGATAGATTCCTGTCAGATGCATGGCAGTTTCATAGCAGGTGCTCACAGTCTTACCAATACGGTTGGCAGCAAGAATACCACGACGGTCGCTTATGGTGGTGAAGAATGATCGCTGGTGTTCAAACGGACGGAAGTATCTGAGTTGATTGTACCGCATGTCATCAACCAATTCAACAGCAAGGTCGCGAAACACTTCCTGTTGCACACTGGTCATTGTGCCAATCTGTTCAGGCGTGAGCGTGTGCTGATCACACACCAAGCGAACTGCTCGACGCATGAGTATGGTGGGATCAATCACAATATTTTTCCTGTGGAACAAAAAATCTGTCCATGACACCTCTGATCTTTTGTGTGGTCCAGGGCAGAGTTTGTCCACGGTAATCCAGCATGATGTAGTTCAGTCTTTTGAAATAGTCCAGCATGTGCTGATTGTTGATGCCCAGTCTGCGTTCCCATCCATACATTTCAACTTGCACTATGGGTCTTTGCTGTGTGATTGTGTGGTCAGCACCCTGAACAATGTTCCATTCAGTGCCTTCAGTGTCTATTTTGATTATGTCCACCTCAGAGAAATTGTAACTGTCTATGGTGGCAATTGAGATAGCATCTTCAACTGTCATGATGTTGTTGAGTTCAATCACATAATCAGCCAGGCCGCGATTGTTGCCCAGCAAGAGACCTTGTGTGTGACACCTGCCCAGGGCCTGTGAATAAGTGTTTATCCTGGCTGTCATTTTTAAACTGGCCCAGCCTGTGTCCATGGACCACCATCCATCAGAGTAGTCTGACAGATGCTGATACTGGCCTTGATGATAATAACGCCCTTGTGGTGTGTATGATTGATTTAGAGCAATATTGTCCAGCAATCGACGATAGGTGTCTGGACTTGGTTCAAATGCTTCAACTGTTGCACACCAGGTGGCATACTCTATGGTGTTCATGCCAATGTTGGCTCCAACATCAATGATGGTTCTTGCCCTGGGACATTGACCACGCAGAAAGCGTAGATTACGCACCTGGTAAGGTCCATTCTCACGGGCCAGGTGCTTTTCCATCAAGGTGTCATCATCACGCAGATAGTATTGTCTTCCAATTCTATTCTGGATTAGCATGTTATTGAGTCTGTGTAGGCCAGTATTGTCGAGTTTGTTCCAGGCTCCACAGTGCCGCAGCAAGACTTTGAATCTCAGCAGGGGTGGCTGGCCATGTGTCAGGATCGCTCAAGTCCATGGTGTGTGGTTTGGTCAGGCAGTTCTGCAGGCGTTCTGAGATCAGTCGCATGCTGTGTTCAATGTGACCAGGAAAGCGTAGGGTAAACGCTTCACGGTTGGCAGCATTGACCTTTTGCAAGATCTTGGTGTCGTCCGCACGGCGTGTTTCCACTGCGGCATTGATCATGCCATCACGAATGGTGTGGTCCATGGTCATGCTTCAAGGTCCCAGGGGTTCTGTGCTGCCTTGCGGTCCAGACTCAAGAAGTCGCGATCAATGTACTTGACCCACTGACTGGTGTTGTTGTACTTCATGGTCTGCATCATGGCTTTGAGGCGGCGACCCACAGTGGTCAGACTGCCGTCTTCACGCTGCACAATCTGCTCTCCGGTGCGTGGATCAACCCACTTGATGATCTCTGGGCGTATGCGACCAAACTTGTCCATCTTTTCACCGTGTGGTCTGGGTTCTATGGGACCCAGCACTTCATAGGTGATGCAGCCATTCTTGTACTTGCGGAATGTGCAGTGCATTTTGACACCTTTGGCATGATACTCTGGATCAGAGTGTGGCACAAATGCTGTGAAGAATTCGTTCTGTAAGAGGTCGCGGTGGGGGATGGCAGGATCTCTGGGTGGCAGGTCTTTCATGGGCTCTTCAGGCACCATGTCCATCTTGTCCAGGTAAGGATTGCCAGATCCAATGAACTTGGGATCCACTGGCTGACCATTCAGCACATCCATGGCCACCTGGTACTTGAGTTTGTTGGCACGACCTTTGAGGTTCAGCACAGCACCAGTCTGATCAAACACAAAGCGTTCCAGTTCAGTGGCAGTGGGAAAGTCAGTCATCAGTCCGTCAATGTCAAAGTCAGCAGAGGCCTGGAATGGATCCAGACTTTCGCGTATGTCCTTGATGTCTCGTTCTGCTTTGGGGGTTCTGGGCTTGGCTGGCACTGCTGCTGCAGGTGCGTCTGCCCAGATGTTGTCTGCGGGGGTGGGTGTGGTTTTGTTCATGTCATATCCTTATCTAAACAAATCAAAAAACTCCACACACCCTGTGCGTGTGGAGTGGGCGGTCAATCAATAACCAGAAGTGGCACCTGAGGCACCACGGCGGGCTGCACCACTCTTCTGTGGCCGGCCAGCATTGCCTTTTGTGGGTCCGCGTCCAACATTGGTGTTGGCGTGCAGCCCTTCCACGGCGGCGTCGCGGAAGCCCTTCATGCCACGGCCTCTTGCGGCCACAGCATCTGTGATCATTGTGGCCAGTTCAGCCTTTTCGCTGCCGGACTTGGCCTTGGCAGTCATGAAGTCACTACGCTTTGAGGGTGTGCCAGCATTGCCTGTTTGTGGGCCACGAGCCTGGTTGATGGCTCGGCTTTGCATGTTTTTGGTTGAAATCATTTTGTTTTCCTTATTCTAAGAGTCCGCCAGTGATGGCAATGGTGGTGTTGCCTATGCCAAATGTGCCCACAATCAGCGGGTCTGCTGAACTGTCTTCGCTGGCATCACTGGCAGGTGAGTTCACTGTGAACAACATGGCATCGCCTGACAGTAAAAATGTGCCTGCATTCACATCCTGATCGTTCAGTTCCACCTGAGTCTGAATGGTAAAGTAAGTGGGATTCGCACCCACATTGGTCACCAGGAAGGTTTGAGGCCAGCCTGTGTAGGCAAAGTCTGTGAGTACCTCTCCTGTCTGTGTAAAATTCACACAGTTGGCAAGATAGGTCACAGCAGTGGTGGGTCTGAAAGGTCCTTGAGTGGCCATATTAAACCACACTTCCTTGTGTGATCACCACCAGGGCAGTACCATCCACGGCCACTGCCAAGTACAACTGTGCACCAGGAGTGGCCTGAGGTGTGGTGTCCACAAGATAGATTAGATTGTCACCTGGAAGAACAGCAGTGCCTTCACCAGGTACTCCCACTTGAGGCACAATGGCTGCAAGGTCCGTCGGATCCCAACCTGCATTGACATACACCACATTGGCAGTGTCTGTGTTGGTGATACGCAGGGCACTACCAAATGAACCTGTGTAGTTGTTCAAGGCCACAGTGTAATTGGTTGAATCGTCGGCAGCGTTTACATTGTCTACTGCATTGCCGTTCTGTCTAAATGATTGAGTCATTGGTGGTAGACCTTAGTATTGGCTCTTGGGACCGTAGTTGAAGTCACTCTGACCGGCTGCTGTTGAAGGACGGCTGCCTTTGGTCATCTGACCATAGCCTGGACCACCTGACTGACCCACGCGGATCTTGTCTGGGTTTGGTGGGCATTTGACCTGGGTGGTGCCGCCTGGATTGCGAACTTGACTGCCACGGTTGATGTTGTCTCTTACTGATCCTTGAGCAGGCACAGCGGGCACGCCGCCTACGGTGCCCGGAGTCTTGTGGCCTGTTTGGCCAGCCACTGTGGGTCCACGACCTTTGTTGACCAAGCGACCATCGTTAGAGTGGCCTGACCAATGATTGGTTTGGTATTTTGAACTGCGGCTGGGCTTCATGGATTCCATGCCATCAAAGTTCATGTTCATGTCGCTCTGTGTTGCTGCGTGTTTCATGGTATTTCCTTGTAATATGTTTATTTAGTTGGCAGGCACAATACCCGTGATTTGGCGTATGGCTTCTGCAAAAGCAGCCTGCTTTTGTTCTATTGCCTCAGTTGACTCTACCGTTGTGACTTCTTGTTTGTCAGCAATCATCTTGTTCATGAAGGCCTTGTCGTAGTCTCTCACACCGCCCCAGTCACTGCGTTGGATGGCTGAAACATAATTCTTTGCCAGCAACTGGTCATAGGTCTCTCCTGACTGCAGTTCAATCTGTGCCATGAGGTCTTCAATCTTGATCTTGGTTGTGCTTCCTTTGGGACGACCGCCACCTGGACGATATCCACCGCGAGTGGGAGCCTTCTTGGTGTACACACGCTTCTTGGGTTGATCTGTTTTCTTATCCGTCATGCTATTACTTATACGGACAACAAAAAGCCCGCGGATTACACGGGCC